TTTCTTACATGCTGAAATCGATGCAATCGTAAAAGCGTTAAGAAAAAATGAAGATTTGTCGGGGTTTCGTCTAGCAATTGCACGAGTCTGTGGAGATAGTTCTGATGCACAAGCATTTCCTTGTGATGGATGTATTGAAGCGTTAGGAAGTTACGGATGTGATAGTGTGACCTATTTTGATGAATCAAAAGGTCTGTCAAAATATAAGTTTTAAGTTGACTTTAACATACAATATGTTATTTTAATATAAAGGAGAAAATTATGGATCCGATGTCATATATGCTTTCTGGAGTATTTCTTACTTTGGCTGCTCAAAATTTAATGGTAGTTGAGCCATTAAAATATAAAGTCAAGCACACCAAAAAAGAAAAGAAACTTATTAACTCATGCTTAATAAAGTGCGGCATTTATATGGCACTTATGATTTTTCTAACGTATGCTGGACATACAGGCATTTTAAAATGAAAGTCGCAAAAATAATTTGTATGGTATCTTTGATGCTGCTTGCAAATTGTTCGTTTTTGCAACCATCTGATGATATTCAAACAAGAATGTCATATTCTTGTATTAGCGTAGGCGGAAAGGGTCTTACATTTCTAGATAATAACTATTATAAGTTAGCTAAGAAATATCCTGATGATCTACCCGAGCCAGCTACTAAATTTAATGTTGATAGATTGCCGCCGGGAGAACCAAATGCATGTGTAGCACATTTTAAAATATTTTCCTTTTGAGATATAATATGATTATTAAAAAAGATGAAATTAGTCTTTATATTGAATCTAGTGGATGGATTGCTAGACCCATATCTGATACGAAATTTGTAGAGGGAGACAAAGTAGATACTAAACATTTTGCTGGATCTAATATTCATGGTATTGGTATAAAAAATAAAGTCACACTAGGTAAGACAGGAAAAAGAAGTAAAATAATTTGGGAAGAATTTTGGAGTGGTTTTAGTCTTGTTGGGGATGGTAAAATTTCTTTATCGGAACAAGAAAAACGATATAAAAGAATATCTGATGTTGATAAGCATCTAAATCAAATAATGGTGAATAATCAATGAGTACTTTTGAAGTAAAAGTAGTTCGCATAGACTCGGTTGATCATCATCCAGATGCAGATCGCCTATCAATTATTAAGATTGGTGGATATAACTGCATTTCTGCAAAATTAGAAGACGGTTCCCATCGTTATAGCGCCGGTGATTTGGTTGTTTACATCCCAGAAGCAGCAATTTTGCCGGAGTGGCTACTAAAGAAAATGGAGTTTTGGAAAGACGATAGGGGGACACTTGCTGGCAGCAAAGGAGATCGCGTAAAAGCAATTCGTTTACGTGGGATTTTTTCACAGGGAGTTTTATACTCGTTAGATTGCTCACTGGATGGAGAGCAGCATTATATTACAGCATACGATAATGAAACACATACTCGCCAGCAATTCGTCAAAGAAGATAGTGATGTTGCAGAATTTCTAGGTATCACAAAATATGAACCGCCTATTCCAGTGCATATGGCTGGAGAAGTTTCTGGGGCGAATACAGAATACTCTTTTCATTATGATATAGAATCAATACAAAAATATGATAAGGTCTTAGAGATAGGCGAAGATGTCGTGGTTACATCTAAGAGACACGGAACATTTTGTTGTTTGGCATACGCGCCCGATTTAAATGATTTAGAATTTTTAAATGGTAAATTTTTTGCTGCTTCAAAAGGTCTACTAGCAAAGGGTCTTTTATTAAAAAACAATGAAGCAAATGCAAATAATGTTTATAATAAATTCTTGCATTCAAAAAATGATGACGGAACTATGATGACTGATATTTTAATAAGAATTTCTGAGTTTTTTGGCAATCAAACTATTTACATTTTTGGCGAGATTTTTGGTAGGGGAATACAGGACTTAACATATCAGTTGGAATTTCCGCGTTTAGAAATTTTTGATATATATGTCGGTAAACCAAATGTTGGTAGATATTTAAATGATGCAGAATTGGATTCAGTATTACAAAATATAGCAGGATTAAAACGGGTACCTATTCTCTATCGCGGGCCATTTAATATAAATAAAATGATAGAACTAAGAGACGGCAATGATATTATTGACGGCCAAACAATTAATCAAATACGCGAGGGCATAGTTATAAGATCATCTGTTGAAAGAAAAAATAAATGGATCGGTAGAGTTCAACTCAAATTTATTTCCCCAGCATATATATTAAGAAAGAATGCAAATGCAACTGAATATCAATAAATGCTCTTGTCTATATTGTAGAAAAGAATATATCAATAAGTTTGATACTATTCAGCGTGGGTCTGTTTCTGCACATCTTTCAAAATGTATAAAATTCAAAGAGCATCTTGATAACTTAATGACTGAAGACTTTTTTAAAGATCAATATGTTTCTTTAGGAAAGTCCATGAACGAGATACATCTAGAAAATAATGTCCCATTAAAAGCTATAAAAGAAAGAATAGAAAAATTTAATATTCCTAAAAGAAATATATCCCAGTCTAGAAAAATGCTACGCTGTATTAAAAAAACTGAAGAAACCCATACAGATAGACACGGAGCTAAACATAATTTTTGTCGAGATCACTCTAGTAGAATAGAGTGGCAAAAACAGTTATTTGAAGAAGAAGGAATTACATCAGTTTTTCAAAGAGAATCAGTAAAGAAAAAAATAAAAGTATCAATTTTTTCAAATGATACCAAACAAATAAAAATTGCTAGTTCTATTCATATAAAGATAATGAATTATCTCGCTGAAGAAAATATACCATTTGAGCAAGAGAAAATTTTATTATTTGATGGAACAGATAAAGATAATAAAGAATTTACTTTTTTGAAATATTTTGATATTCACATTACAGGAACAATGAAATTAATAGAAATTAATGGTGATTTTTGGCACGCAAACCCAAAATTTTATGATAAAAATGAAGTTCTAAATTTTCCGGGTGGCGCAAGGGTAGCAAAAGATATATGGAAACGAGAAATTATTAAAAAGTGGTTAGCTAAAAAACAAGGTTATGATATTTTGACTATATGGGAAGATGAGATTAATAGCAATTTTGATAGAGTTAAAGAAAAAATAGCGCATTTTATATTATGATCTTCACACGCAATCAATATATTGATTTACTAAAACACCGTATTAATTCAGAATTTGGTGAAGATGTTCTTACGAGAAAACAAACCATTGCTATAGCAGACTATTGTAACCCATCTAAGCCGGCGTATGATAGAAATTTTATAAGAATTTTGCTTGCTGGATTAAAATTTGCTGGAATTTCTCATAATAATCATGATATATCCCCATTACAAATAGAAGCTTTAATAAATTTCTTTCAAGTTTGTTCATGGACAGATTTTTACATAGTCTTTAAACTATTTCCTTTTATGCCAGTTGTTATCGTGGTTATTCAGCTTTTAACCTTCATTACATTACTAAAAAATAGTACGCATATAATTTAAGGCTAAATACCTGATGACTTACCATACGTTAAGTGTTTATAATTTAAGGACATTTGAATGTTTATTGATGCTGCAAAAAGTTCAAATTTTTCCGGTAGAATTCTATTATTAGGATTCGGCAGTATCGGCGTTGCAGTATTACCTATTCTTCTAGAAAAACTCACTACAGCAGATAAAATTCATATAATTGCTAAAGATAGTATTCATTGGGATGTTGCTACATCTTATGGCATATCATATGATGAAAAAGAAATTACACACGAAAACTATAATTCTATTTTTTCTGATTATAATCTATCTAATGGTGACTTTGTTATAAATCTCACAGTAGAAGTAGGTTGCACTGATTTAATTTTATATTGTAATAGTGTGGGAGCATTTTATATAGATACGTGTATCGAGCCATGGCAAAATTTTTATACAGATGACAGTCTTACTACTTCAGAAAAATCAAATTATGCTTTAAGAGAAGGAATGCTTGCTATAAAAAGCCAAACTAAAGGTAGATCGACTGCAGTAGTAGCACAAGGAGCCAACCCAGGTTTAGTTAATCAGCTAACTAAACGAGCATTGATAGAACTTTCTGCTAAATTAAACAAAAATATTACTGAGCCCAAGTCGCAAAATGAATGGGCGGAACTTGCTAAAACATTAGGTGTAAAAACAATTCAAATTTCCGAACGTGATACTCAATATGCCGATATGCCTAAGAAAAGAGATACGTTTTATAATACATGGAGTATAGACGGATTTATAGCTGAGGGAGTTTTTCAACCTGCCGAATTAGGTTGGGGAACTCACGAATCAAAATTACCGGATTTAGGCGAAAAACATTCTTTTGGTTGTGATTCTGCGATTTATATTAATAAACCCGGAGTATCTGTAAAAGTTAAGGGATGGACACCAGATGAAGGACCATATCATGGATTTATGGTTACTCATAATGAAAGTATTGGAATAGCTGACTACTTTACACAAAAAGATTCTAATGGAACTTTAATTTATAGACCAACAGTTTTTTATTGTTATCATCCTTGTGATTATGCTGTTTTAAGTGTTTATGAAATTCTCGGCAAAGATAATAAGGAACAAAAAACTAAAATTATTATGAGAGATGAAATTGTCAGCGGCGTTGACGAATTGGGGATTCTTTTAATAGGTGATTTTGGTGATTTTACGGGATATTGGCACGGATCAAATCTTTCTATACACGAAGCTAGAAAATTATTGCCACAAAATACTGCGACATCGTTACAAGTTGTGGCAGGATTATATTCAGCTATGGTTTGGGCAATAGAGAACCCAAATAGGGGTTTGGTAGAGCCAGATGAATTAGATTATAAACGCATTTTAGAATTAGCAGACCCATATCTAGGTAATATAGTTAGTAAAACTACAGAGTATTTCAAATCATTTGATATTAACGATTTTATAGTTTAATATTGACTTTTTACGTAATTTTGTCTATTGTTAATTATGACTAAATTTTCAGAAATTAAAAAAATCATTGAGGATAAATGGTGGGATTTTTCATGGGAAGTCAGCTATAAATGGAGAAGAATTCGTAGTTTTTTTCGTAGCATTATTAATAACACATATTATCGCGCAAAATTAGGATTTAACCCAGCAGATTGTTGGAATTTAGACCATAGCTTTGCATTATATATACTTCCTCGTTTAAAATATTTTAAAAAAACTCTCGATCATTATCCAGGAAAGCTAACAGCTAAACAATGGATTAGAGAACTTAATAAAATGATATTGGCGTTTGAGTTAATAACAGATGATGACAAATATATTAAGTTTAACGACAAAAACGGAAAATCTGAAAAATTAATTGAAGAAGGTATGATTTCTTTCGCAAAATATTTTCGTAATTTGTGGAGTTAAGGTGTTTGACTTTAACAAATCACAAATAATTATTGCGCTGCTGGCAGTATTATTATTTGCTTGGATATATTTTAATATGATTCACTTGTATCCTATTATTTCTATTTTAGTTTTAATCTCTGTTATTATAACCTTTATAATTGTGACTAAAAATGATGAACCAGATTTATGATTTTTTAAAAGATGTTGGAATTTTTACTATAGTTGCGCTATTAATAGCTAAAGCAATTATTGTATTTTGCGCCTGGAAATCTTTCCGCAAGTAATCTAAAATAAATTTGAATTTTTAAATTCAACTGTCTATAATACAAATATTAACATTTCGTATAGAGGTATTTTACATGAGAAATTTGACAGCAGAAGAAAAAGCTATGGTTAAGCATGTTCTAGAAGAAGGAGTTAATGTATTACAGAAGATTCAAGAAATGCGCGAGAGCTTGAAGGAAGATGTAAAAGCATTATCTGAAAGCATAGAAGTTAAGTCTTCAGTAATTAATAAGGCCATTCGAGTTTCTCATAAAAGAAATCTAGCAGAAATACACAATGGCCTAAGTGATGTAGAAGAGATACTAGTCGCGGCCGGTAAAAAACTTTAAACAAGGAGAATAACATGACAACAACTACAAATAAGTCACTAAGTAAGGTTCTAAAAGCATACAATAGGTCGTCAGCACGTTTTGTTACGATTGAAGCTCTATCTATCGCTACAAAGTATAGTGAAGCACGAGTCCAAAAGATTGTTTCTTTGAACCCAGAATTTTTCACTCGTATTGTTTCTACAAACAAGTCATTGGGTAAGGTTCTAAACTCATTTACATATAAGTCTGGATATGCAACAGTTTCGCATATTGCTCGTAAGACAAAGTATAGCCCAGAACGAGTTCAAAAGATTTTGGAATCAAATTCTGATCTTTTTGGTAAGTCGTTTATTAAAAAGGGCGGAAACGAATCATTCTATATGCTTCGTTCAGAAGTTGGTTTTGTTAAAGACGTTTGGAACACACTAGTAAATCTCGGTACTGGACGTTACTAAGTTATGTCTGATAATAAATTTTTATTAGATTACGTTGAGTTTGTTCGAGCGCGGTTATCTAAACCATCGTTAGATAACCCGCTCGATACAGCTTGTTTCGGTCTTGCTGGAGAAACTGGTGAATTTGTTGATCACGTAAAAAAGAGTAAATTCCAAGGAAAAGTTCTCAATGAAGAGCATTTAATTAAAGAATTGGGAGATGTTTTATTTTATTCAGCAGTAGCAGCCATTGCTTTAGACGTATCTCTTGAAGAAGTAATTCAAATCAATATAGATAAATTAACAGCTAGATACCCAAACGGTTTTACTGTTGAAAATAGTGAAGTCAGAAAACCCGACGATGTTTGAATTTTTCAGTAATATTCCGACTATGTTTTATTATGGCGCAGGTGCTGCCACGAGTCTTATATTCATTATAGCACTCCTATTATTTTTTATTATTAACAATAGTGATGTGTTTGAAGCAATATTGTTAGCTATTTTCTTCCCGATCACTGCTCTAGGCTTTATTGGTGTTGGATTAGCAATAATTTATGATGAAATACGCAATATTGTATGTCGTAAAATATATAATATTAAAGCGTATGAAGAATTGAATGCAGAATATCTACTATGTAGTGATGATGAACTGATAATCAAAGATGTCAGCTATAGAGATAATCTTAAAATTTATAAAATATTAGATGAACAAAATATAGATTTTACAATAAGTCCAGCAGTTCCTTGGAAAATTTTTCGTGAACCAGTGCATGTACTTGAGAATAAAGAACCTAGATCATATAAATTATTTTTTGATTCCGAAGAAGACAAAGCAACTTTTCAATTTTATTGGGAAAGTTTAAAAGATGAATGAGAAAATATCTGATGCTGAAATAATTATTGCGGGAGCAGTAATCATAGTATCGATTATATCATTTTTTGTTTTTATAGTCCTAAGTATTCCCGAAAATACTCCTATTAATCTTTAATTAATAATTTGCTCTTTTCTAGTCTCCTTTGATACAATAAGATTATAAATTTAAAAAGGATTTTCTGTGTTTGTTGATATATACCATGATGCAAAAAATAATGTAATGCTAATATCTGAGCGTGTTAACGGCTTTAGAGAAATAAAACGATTGCAGCCAGATTTTTACTTTTATTTTGAAGATCCTTCTGGTGTTTACATATCGACAACTGGACTAAAGTGTTCAAAATACGAATCTTCTAATTATAATGCATATAAAGAAGAAATTGCTATGATGCATAGCATCGGTAGAAAAACATTTGAAGCTGATGTTAAACCGATTATGAAATCATTAGAACAATTTTATTCTGGATGCAAAACTCCAAATCTTAATATAGCATTCTTCGATATTGAAACAGATTTCGATCCGTTGCGTGGGTTTTCATCTACAGATGAAGCATTTATGCCAATAACTGCTATATCAATTTATCAATCATGGACCAAACAATTACATACTGTTGTTTTAAAACCTAAATTGATGAAAGAAATAGAAGCTAGACAAATTGTAAATAAATTTGAAAATACTATTCTTTGTGATTCAGAATCTCAACTTCTAGATATATTTTTAAATCTTATAGAAGATGCTGATGTTTTTTCTGGATGGAATTCTTCTACATATGATATTCCTTACATCGTGCATCGCATTCAAAAAGTTCGTGGGAAAGCTGACACTGCAAGAATGTCACTTTGGAAACAGTATCCAAGATTAAAAGAATTTGACAAATACGGCGAAACAGTTAAATCATATGAATTTTCTGGTAGACTGCATCTTGATTATCTAGATTTATACAGAAAATATACATATCATGAACTTCCTAGTTATCGCTTAGATTATGTAGGACAAATTGAAGTGGGTGAAACAAAAACTCAGTATACTGGAACACTAGATCAATTATATAATGATGATTTTGAAAAATTCATAGAATATTCTAGACAGGACGTTGCACTTCTAGAAAAAATTGACTCAAAGAATAAATTCATTGATTTAGCAAATTTTATTGCTCACGAAAATCTAGTTCCGATACCAGTTGTTATGGGAGCAGTTGCTTTGTCAGACAATGCTATTATTCTAGAAGCACATCGTCGTAATTTAGTTGTCCCTAGCAGAATAAGATCATTCGATGACGATGAGGAAGAAAAAGAAACAAAAATTGCTGGAGCATTTGTTAAAGATCCTATTCCCGGAATGTATGATTGGGTTGCATCATTCGACATCATGTCGCTATATCCGTCAGCATATCGTGCCTTGAACATGAGTCCAGAAACTATTGTAGGACAAGTTAGACACGATTTAACAGATAATCAAAATTCTCATAAAAAGAGCAAAGGACATAAAGGCTTAACTAACGCTGATAAGTGGGCTGGCATCTTTGAGGTGCCGGAAGTAACAGAAATTCAAAAACAATCCTCTGTTGAGTTGACTCTAGATTTAGACGATGGTTCTAAACAAAATTTAACTGCTGCTCAAATTTGGAATAAAATTGAAGCTAATAATTGGATATTGAGTGCTAACGGAACAATTTTTAGAACAGATATAGAAGGAGTTATTCCTAGTTTATTAGCAAGATGGTATTCAGAACGTAAAGAATATCAAAAAAACAAAAAACATTTTGAAAATGAACTTACTCTAGCAAAAAGTGAAGAAGAAAAAATACGTATTAAAGTAGAAATTGAATATTGGGATAAACGACAGCATGTTGCAAAAATCGGCTTGAACTCATTGTATGGTGCAACCATAAATCCCGGTTCGAGATTTTTTGATCAAAGAATGGGACAATCTTGCACATTAACTGGCAGATGCATTACACAGCATATGAGTTGTAAAGCTAATGAAACGTTGACCGGAGATTATGAAATTGGAAATGTGGTAAAATATAATGATACTGACTCTGTTTATATTTCGGCACAACCTATTGTAGAAACACTTAAACAAAACGGCTTTGAATTAACGAGAGACTCTTTTGTAGAGTTAGCAGATTCGCTCACGGAAGAAATTAATAACTCATTTCCGGAATTTTTAAATAAAAAATTTAATGTTCCTTTAGAAAATGGAAGCATTATAAAATGTGGCAGAGAAATTTGTGCGTCAAGAGCAATGTTTGTTAAGAAAAAACGTTACGCAGCACTTGTTTATGATAAAGAAGGCAAACGCAAGGATATTAACGGCAAGACCGGCGAAATAAAAATCATGGGGATGGAAACAGAGAGATCAGATACACCAGAATGGGTTCAATCTAAGCTAGAAGAAATGCTTTTAATGGTTCTGGATAGATATAATGAAGATGAAACTGTTGATTTTATTAAATCTATGCGTAAAGAATTTGAAGAATTAAAACCTTGGCAACAAGGAACTCCAAAACGTGTCAATAATTTGAAACACTATCACGATGTAGTCGTTTTTAAAAATGGCAAAGATGAAAATGGAAAAACTATTACAGTTCCCGGTCATGTTAGAGCTTCTCTTAACTGGAATAAATTGCGTGAAGCTAACACTGATGTCAGATCATCTAAGATAACTGATGGATCTAAAGTTATTGTTTGTAAACTAAAATCTAACCCATACGGAATGAATTCTATCGCATATCCGATAGATCAAATTAATCTTCCGGAATGGTTTACCGCATTACCATTTGATACAGAACTGATGATTGAGGGAATTATTGATCAAAAAGTTGAAAATATAATAGGAGTTCTCAATTGGGACTTGTCGCGTTCTAAAGAAGGGGAGGTTTTAGAAAGCCTTTTTGAGTGGGGATGAGCATTTATACAAAACCAACTAACCCAATTAACGGTAGTCAGTATATAGATTACAATACTGGAGAAATTTTTGTTTATCTAGCTGGAAGATGGGTTAATACATTTTTATCCAATACAAAAAATCTTATATGGGTATCTGATAACTCATTTATATGCAAAGAAGATATTATTGCTACCGTCGTAGAAGATAAAATCACAGAGTTGGGTTTACTTAGCATTAAGAAAAGTAGAAAATTGGGTTTTGTAAACTATACCGTGGAAGATGAGGGAGAAGTAGCTGTTTTTAAATTATATTTTAATGATATGTTTGCAAATTAAATGAAAAAAATAACAACAAAAAATAAAATTAGATTAGAAGGACCGTGGGACTCTCTCAATATGGAAGTATATTGGCATCCAAAATCTGATTACATTATGTATAGAGAAGTCGGAGTGATACCAGCCCAAAAAAGTCTTACACCATTATATGAATTTGGCAAAAGCGATACTAAGCCGCTTGAAATGAAAATTGACGAATATGGCGTAGTTCAAATATCTCAAAGTGCTGATTTTGATATTGCTGTATTGAAAAAGAAATTAGAGTCATTTGGTTTTGAAGAGTATAGATTCTGTGATCAACCAAATTTAATGTATTCTCCGCACATAGAATTTACATCTCCGGATGAATTAGCAATGTTTCAGGTCTATTTTAGTGATTTTATCATATGAATAATTTAGTGAAGATAAAAAGTAAACGTGCTGAACGTTGGATTAAAGATAATTGGGTAGTTTCTGCCATAGATTTAACCTATGATCGTGACAAATGTTTAGTTTTATTAAAACTTCCTATAGAACTAGGGCCCCGTGAAACATATTCAGCATATTCAGCATATTCAGTGGCAGTATATCCTATATTAAAATCTAAGTATAATTTAGGAAATGCTTTAGAGCCATTCGCAATGATTGATATGTATAGTTCATATGGATGTTTTGCAGCGCCGGGACATACAGATGTAACTATATGCGGATTAAAAATTTTATTAAAGGACATTGGTATAAAAGTAAGTATAAGAAAAATACAAAAATATAAAGATACGTTTTATAGGCGAACAACGTTTGCAATTTATCCAAAATCAAATGCTGATTATGCATTTTTCTCATTATATTTTTGTGATGACATAACAAATACGCTATCGGATCAATTTGCTTCACTACACGGAATAAAACCAAAAAGAAGGAAAAATAATGACTGAAATCAAAGTGTTAGACCACGGATATGTAAAGTTAATCGATCATATGGGCGATGACGCATCTATAGCAAATGCTGCAAGAGTTTCCTATGATAAGGGAACCAAAAAAGTATCAGATGACCGAAACTTAATAAGATATTTGGTTAGAAATTTTCATACAAGCCCCGTAGAAATGGTAGAGTTTGTTTTTGAATTAAAAGCTCCGCTTTTTATAATTCAGCAAATATTACGTCACAGGACAGCAAATATTAATCAAATGTCTTTGCGTTACTCTGAAGCTATTGATGAATTCTATATCCCAGAATTAGAACGTTTACAGCCACAATCAAAGACCAATAATCAAGGATCAGAAGGAAAACTATCAGAAAAAGAAGCACAATTTGCACAATCTATCATACGGGATATTTCATCCGATGCTTTAGATAGCTATAAGCTTCTATTGGGCGAATATAATGTGTCAAAAGTTTCTTCTGATGTTTTTTATACTGGAAGCGACGAAGAAAGACAGGGAATTTCACGAGAATTAGCAAGAGCTATATTGCCGCACAGCAACTATTCAAAGTTAGTCTGGAAAATGGATCTAAAAAATCTATTACACTTCATAAATTTAAGAGCAGACTCACACTCACAGTGGGAAATTCAGCAATACGCTAATGCAATACATGAATTAATAAAGCCGTTCGTTCCTATTACTGTCGAAGCGCACGATGATTATGTTCGTGAAGCAGTTAATGTATCGAGAATGGAGAAAAATTTATTATCTGATTTATTGACTGCTGATATTTCTGCCAAAGAAAAATTTAAAGAGCTAATAACACAACATGGATCAGAAGATGAACTAATGAAACACTATGGTTTATCTAAACGCGAATGGTCAGAAACAAAATCTAAATTATCCATGGATTAGTCCAAATAAAAATTTGATTTTAATATACCGAATACTTTATACTTAACAAAATATTAACAAGGAGAATAACATGACACATATCAAAGACGTTCTAAAAGATTTGGTTGGATACGCAGTTCCGTTGAGCTTTAACATTGTTCGTGTTACTGGAACCGATACAACAACAATGTTTGAAGGCATTGATGAAGATCGTCGTGTTGTTATGAAGGCTACTGTTTCTTCTGGAGCAATTTCAGAATTTAAGGGTAGATTTGGTATGCCAAATCTAAAAGTTCTAAAAGGTTATGTTGATGTATTTTCTAATCTAGAAAATGTAGATGAAAAAACTGGTTCTGACTTGAAGATTGCAATTCAAAATAATTTTAAAGCTGATCCACTAGTCCCAACAGACATTCAGTTTAGTGTTCCTACATCTACAGCAGTGTATCGTTTGCAGAGAGAAGCCCCAAATCAAGTAAACATGAAAGAGGGTATTGCATGGGACGCAGAAGTAATTCAACCGCCACGAACTAAGATTACAGAATTCAGTTCATTTGCGTCTATTTTGTCAGATGCGGGTGAAAAGAATTTTACAGTTAAGACAGTCGGTTCAATGTTGAAGTTTTATATCGGCGATGAGTCTGGTTCTACTTCAAAGGTAAACTTTGTGTTTGCAGATGGAATCAAGACCAAAGTTGATCCACAATTGTATTGGCGTTGTTCAGATTTCTTGACGATCATGAACTTAGCTGCTAATGCGAATACTACCGTAAGATTTTCAAATCTAGGAGTAATTCAGATTACAGTTGATACTGGCGTTATTACTTATGACTTTAAGTTGCCCGGTGCGAGAACATAAATGGGGTATCCCATGACTTATCGTCGCGTAATATGTCGCAATGGTTTGCAAGAAGATTATGCTGGACAAAAAGGTTTGGTGTCTTCATCTGCAATAGCAGGAGATTTACGTCGCCTTGAGAAAGATCAAGTTGATGAAAATCATCTTGAACTATATGCAAAGTTTGTTGGTGTAACAGAAGAACAAGCCAGCATGATTCTTCATGCATTGTTTCATCCAGAAGTATTACAGCATATTAAAAAAGATAAACCGTGGTGTGATCCACCAATATATGATGTTCACGGAGGATCAAAATATGAATAATAACAATAATAATGTGCCGTATCAGTCAATTAAAATTAATCAGAACCCAAATGGCTCGTTTTCAGTATTAGGTAGCGGTAGCGGTAGCGTTGGCGTAAATTATATCGCCGGAGGCGCTGGGGGAGGATACACCACAGGATACACCACTATGATAGGAAGCAACGGAATAGCTTATACTATTGCTGATCCTGGTCATTCTCATTCTGTATGGGGAGGAGGCGGGGGCAGTGCTGGATATAGCAGCTACTCATATTGCCCTAGCATTTCATTATATAGAATTGCTGACGGGCATTCTTTGGAAAAAGTAGAAGATAAAGTTTGGAGAATTGCGAATTTAACATTTGATATTATTATTTCCTTGCAAGAAGCAGGTATATCTTACACTTGGAAGAAAGATAATAATAACATATACATGTGCTTTGAATCAGAAGCAGAAGAAGCTCAGGCTATCATAGTTCTTACTGAATTTGATGAACAAAAATAATAATGGATCAATCAATTCAAGACGCTATGCGTGTGTATGATTTTAAAAGATTATATAGACTTACTTGGAAAGTTGAATCAAGAACACTTTATATAAGATATTATTATATTGACTCCTTTTGTAAGTCTTTAGGAGTTGTCTGCAACATATCAACACGACCTCTTGGTTCATTCACAATAAACAGCATACAATTTTTTTCAGATGCAGATGAAGCTGCATTTATGCTTGCTATATCATCTTTAAAAATTCAATAGACTTTTATTATTTTTATGCTATAATGTAAAAATGACCGAAAAGCATAAACATCAAGTAATTTTATTAGTCGGCTTGCCGGGCAGTGGTAAGTCCACTTATGTTAATAATTTCTTAAAAACACACCCAGAATATGTTGTTCTTTCATCTGATTCTATTATAGAACGTTTAGCTAAAGAAAACGGAATGGTTTATAACGACGATGCTTACAATTTATTTCGAGATACTGCAGAAAAAGAATATAAATTTAATGTCGGAGAGTCTATTAATAAAAAGTTAAACATAATTGTTGATAGAACAAATTTAACAATTGCGGCAAGACGAAAAATACTAGCACGACTTCCTAAGTCTTATAAGAAAACTGCTTTAATATTTGACATTCCTAGAGAAGAACTCAATAATAGACTTGCGCGAAGAGAGTTAGAAACCGGAAAGCGTATATCACATAACGTTGTTGATGAAATGATTGGTTTTTATGTTATTCCTTCTTTAGAAGAAGGTTTTGATGAGATTATTAATATTTGATAGGAGAAGTTTATGTCAAGAACCGTAGAAAAAGAATCTAGTGGACTATATAGAATTTTTCATTTTATCGGATCACTATTCGCAATAATTTTATCATGGACTGCAAATCATTCTATTGTATGGGCTATACTTCATTGCCTATTCAGTTGGTATTATGTAGTATATTATTATTTTATTAACGGAAATGTAGATCCGTTACGTAATTTCTTGCATTCGTTCTTTTAAAGTAGTAATATTATTTTTGTCTCTAACTTATAGGAAAAGCATGTCCAAAATTTATCTAATCGGTTCTTTGAGAAATCCATCAATTCCAGAAGTAGCAGCAAAATTAAGAGGAGCAGGACACGAAGTATTTGATGACTGGTTTGCTGCAGGGCCCGAAGCAGATGATTATTGGCAAAAGTATGAAACTAACAAAGGACATAACTTCAAAGAAGCGTTAGAAGGATATGCAGCTAAAAATGTTTATGCTTTTGATAAACGCCATCTAGATAGAAATGAAATGGCTGTTTTGCTCTTGCCAGCAGGGAAATCAGGACATTTAGAATTGGGATATTGTATCGGAACTGGCAAACCCGGTTATATTCTATTCGATTCAAATGGAACTATGCCAGATCGTTGGGATGTCATGTATCAGTTTGCAACTGGTGTGTTTTTTGATGTGAATGATTTGATTAAAGAATTAGATGATAAGAATCATGCGGCTTCATTTGTTCCGTTTGATATGACTACGCACACACATTTTAAAGGACAACAATGAGCAAATTAAAGGACAACAATGAGCAAAGCATTAGTAATATTTTCTGGCGGTCTTGATTCAACAGTGTGCTTATATTATGCAAATCAAGAGTATGAAGAAGTTCATGCTATATCATTTGACTATGGACAACGACATATAATTGAATTAGAGTCTGCTAAAACTATTGCAAAAAAAGCATGTGTTTCTTCTCATGAAATTGTTGATGTTAAAAATATTCTAAAGTCATCTAGTCCTTTACTATCTAAAGAAACTTCGCTTGAGACCTATGAAAACATAGATCAAATGAATACAATTACAGGAAAACGTCAAGAACTTACATTTGTTCCCATGCGTAATGCTTTATTTCTGACAATAGCAGCAAATAGAGCAGAAACACTAGGCGGTGCCGACATAATAACTGGTGTTGTTGATGGCGCAAACTTTGATGATACTAGAGAAGTATTCATTAAAGCGACCGAAGATTATATTAATAAAGCATTAGGACATGATCACAGAGGTACTACGCCAATTAACATTGTGGCACCACTTTTATTCTTGTCTAAAGCAGAAACAGCTAAACTGGCTCTAACACTAACGAGTTGCTGGGATGCTCTGGCATACAGTCATACAAGTTATGATGGTGTATATCCTCCTACGGATAATAATCGTTCTAATGTTCTTCGCGCCCAAGGTTTTTTTGAAGCAGGATACCCCGATCCACTTGTAGTTCGTGCTTGGTTTGAAAATTTAATGTCATTGCCAGCAACAAGTAATTATGATATATTACGTAAAGAATCGTATAATATCAAAACACTCGATGACGCATTAGAAATATCACAAATGCAATCAAAAGTTAACTAATAGTTAATTTAATATTTTAAATAACCTCAAAATAGTCCTTGACCTTTAGCCAATTTAAAGTTATACTGCTTAAATGATACTGGTATGTTCTGGTATCGATTTTTGTAAATTAACTGGAGGATGAATATGACTGCATCTGTTATTAATCGTAAGGTATCACGTGGCGTTAATGCTCGTGTTTCTGAATTGAAGCGCGGTGGGGCTCTTGGTAAGGTATTTCTTTCTAAGAAGCGCGTTGAGGAATTGCTTGCTTTGAAGACAAGCCCATTCTATCAGGGAATGACGCTCGTTGAAAGCCGCGGAGATAAGATTTTGTTCAAGCGTAAGATTGGTTCTATGGTTGAAGCTGAAGCATTTCTTGCTGACGCAATTGCTGCTGCTAACGCTGTCGGCGTTGGTTCTAGCACAACGGTTCTTCCTACAAGGACTTCTACTAAGGTTGGAACAGCTTCTGGCTCGTAATTAGATAAAAATCAATAAATTAAAATGAGGGGACAGTGATGTCCTCTCTTTTTATTTGTATTTTGTATAAAGTAATCGTATAATCATATTTTAACGTATACTTAATAATAAGGCTCATTCATGACAGTTGATCTTTCTTTAGATAAAAATCAAGATTATGCACAATATGTTCCGGCAATCAGTAGCTCATATTGTGGGTGGGTCTCCCAGTGGGAAAGAAAATTATCACAGACTGATAAAGAAGGAAATTTAAAATTTCCTAATAGAAAACCAAAGAAACTATCGTCAGATGGCAAAGAATTATATTTTCTTGATTCAAACAACGGAGCATTTCATTATAACATCGGCTTATATTCAGCTGGACATTCAGAAATTGATGATCTTAATAAAGCAGAAGTTACAGAAAAATTAATTCGCACTCGTGATAAAAATAAAACAACTATTATCGCAGATTCCGGCGGATTTCAAATTGCATCTGGAGCATCTGGTTCTAGTGTTTCAGCATTTAATTGGAATGACATTTATAGTAAAGATAATGATCAAATTCGTATGAATATTTTGCGCTGGATGGAATCTATTGCAGACTATTCTATGTGTCTTGATGTTCCTCCGATGGCAATTGAAAATCCAAGAACGCCAATCAATTCATTTAAAGATTGCTTGGATGTTTCAAAATATAATGCAGAA